CTATTCTAATACATCAACGGCAGCAAGCTCCCTCACATTATAAGCAACGGCTACAATTAAAACATATTTTATTGACGATTTGGTGTAATGATAAATAAAAGTTATCAGAAGTTATTGTACATTAGCTAGTTTTTTAGATTGCGACCCCCCCCACCATCCAGCATTGACCTGCCATTTATTATATATATATACATGGGACTCGAGGACTCCCTTACAGCCATAGCCAGTTATTCACTTTTGCCAGACCACCCTTTCAATTAAATAATAATTACTATATGTAGTATTATATGTGGAACTACATACAAGACGATCTATCATCAATAGTTTATATAGACCCAAAGAAACACACTTTGGTCATAAAGATATTTGGTTTAAAAGACCATGCTACAGCAGAGATGTTTGCTAGTTATGCTATGAACCTTATGAACTTTGATTATGATAGTGTTGATCGAGTTATGCCAAGTAAAATGATCCATTAGTAAATATGCAAATCAAGATACCCTATACTCCAAGAAAACATCAGGCGTTTCTTCATAGAGAAATATCAAGGTTCAGATGGAATGTATTAGTTTGCCATCGTAGGTTCGGCAAAACAGTGTGCATGATAAATCATTTAATTAGGTCAGCACTATTGTCTAAAAATAAAAACCCTAGGTTTGCCTACATAGCACCCACATTCAAACAAGCTAAGTCTATCGCTTGGGATTATATGAAACAATTTACCGCCAAGATTCCACACACAAAGTTCAATGAAACAGAACTACGTGTCGATTTACCTAATGGCTCTCGTATCACTTTGCTAGGCTCAGAGAACTCTGATGGTTTAAGAGGTATTTATCTTGATGGCTGCGTGATAGACGAGTACGCCAACGTGAACGAAAGATTATTTCCTGAGATTATAAGACCAGCACTATCCGACAGAAAGGGGTACTGCGTATTTATTGGGACTCCCCAAGGTATGAATAATAATTTTTATGAATTATACCAACACGCACAGGGAGCTGAAGATTGGTTTAATTACAAAGCCAAAGCAAGTGAGACTAAAATTGTAGATAACGAAGAGTTAGTCAAAGCAAAAGAAGTGATGGGTGAGAAGAAGTATCTTCAAGAGTTTGAGTGCGATTGGATAGCTAACATTGAAGGTGCGATCTATGCAGATGTCTTGGCAAAAATGGAAGATAAAAAACAGATAGCACGAGTACCCTATGACCCAAGTTTACCTGTCTCAACATCATGGGATTTAGGAGTCTCAGATCATAGCAGTATTATATTTTATCAACAGCTAGGCAGAGCTATCAATATCATCGACTACCATGAAGAGAGAGGTCAAGGTATGCCTCACTATATTGAACTCGTAAAAAATAAAGATTACGTTTACAAAGATCATTATGCTCCGCATGATATAGAAGTTACTGATTTTAGTAATGGTAAGACAAGACGAGAGGTGGCTTATCAGCTGGGAATAAGATTTAAGGTTGTTCCTAAGATACCATTAGAAGATGGTATACACGCAACCACTATGACCTTACCTAGATGTTGGATTGATACAGACCATTGCAAAAAGTTAATAGATGCGTTAAGACATTATCATCGGAAATATATTGATAAAAATCGTATGTTCCGATCAAAGCCTGTACACGACTGGTCGTCTCATGCGTGTGATGCAATGAGATATTTAGCTGTAGGTTTACAAGAGTTAGACACTAAACAAACAGCACCACAAAGTGTAGCAGAAAACGAATATAGGATTATATAATTATGGGTTCATTATTTTCACCGAAGATGCCTGCACTACCACCAGTGCAACCATTACCCACTGCACCAAGTGGAGAACTATCACAAGAAGAAAAAGATAGAATAGCTGCAGAACAAGCAGAGAGAGAACGAAGAAGAAAAGGTAGAAAGTCTACAATCTTAACAAGTCCGCTTGGCGTAGAAGAAGAAGCTGAAGTTGGAAAGAAAACTTTATTAGGAGGATAGTATGGGAAGTGTATTTAAACCAAAACCACCCGCACCACCACCAACTGAACCTGCACCAACTCAAGCAGAAGTTTCTCAAGTAACAGCAACTAGCATGGATGGATATGATAGTAGAAGAACAAAGCGAAGAGGTAGATCAGCAACTATTATGACTGGACCTATGGGTGTAGAAGAACAACAAGTAACATTAGGAACAAAAAGTTTATTAGGACAATAATGGCAAAAACAGATTTAACAAAAAGTTTATTAAAAAGATTTGACAGATTAAATTCTCAAAGACAAAACTGGGAAACGCATTGGCAAGAAGTAGCAGACTACATGATGCCAAGAAAAGCAGATGTCACAAAATTAAGATCAAAAGGTGATAAAAGAACTGAACTTATTTTTGATAGTTCACCTTTACAAGCGGTAGAATTATTAGCAGCATCATTACATGGTATGCTTACAAATCCATCTACACCTTGGTTCTCCCTACGTTTTAAAAACGAAGAAATGGATAACGAAGATGAGGCGAAAGAATGGTTAGAGTCAGCAACCGAAACAATGTACACAGCTTTCAATCGTTCTAACTTCCAACAAGAAATATTTGAATTGTATCATGACCTAATTACCTTTGGTACGGCTGCTATGTTTATTGAAGAAGATGATGAAGATTTATTAAAATTTTCTACAAGACATATTAATGAGATTTACATTGCGGAAAATAGCAAAGGTAGAATCGATACAGTTTACAGAAGATTTAAAATTAGTGCGAGAGCAGCGATACAAAGATTTGGTAATAAAGTTTCAACTAAAGTAACAACAATAGCAAACAAAGATCCATACGAAGAAATAGAGATTGTTCATGCTGTTTATCCAAGATCAGATTTTAATCCTAACAAACAAGATAATTCTAATATGCCATTCGAATCAGTGTACATGGAATATGGTAGCGGTGATGAATTATCTGTATCAGGATTTAGAGAGTTTCCTTTTGTTGTTCCAAGATACTTAAAAGCATCACATGAAATCTATGGAAGATCACCAGCAATGACAGCATTGCCTGATGTAAAAATGTTAAATGAAATGTCTAAGACAACAATCAAAGCTGCACAGAAACAAGTAGACCCACCTCTATTAGTTCCTGATGATGGATTTATTTTACCCGTAAGAACTGTACCAGGTGGACTAAACTTTTATAGAGCAGGTACAAGAGATAGAATTGAACCATTAAATATTGGTGCAAACTCACCACTAGGATTAAACATGGAAGAGCAAAGACGTAATGCTATTAGAAATGCTTTCTATGTAAATCAACTTATGATGCAACAAGGTCCACAAATGACAGCAACAGAAGTTATCCAAAGAAACGAAGAGAAGATGAGATTACTTGGACCTGTATTAGGAAGATTACAATCTGAATTATTAAAACCTCTAATCGACAGAGCATTTAATATTCTACTTAGAAAAAATCAATTTAGACCAGCACCTGATTTCTTATCAGGTCAAGACATAGAAATTGAATATGTATCACCATTAGCTAAAGCTCAGAAATCCACAGAGTTACAATCTATTATGAGAGCTATTGAAATTATGGGAAGTTTAGCTAATGTAGCTCCTGTATTCGATCATGTGAATATGGATAATCTTGTAAGACACTTAGCAGATATTGTTGGAGTGCCACAAAAGATTTTAAAACCTAGATCACAGTTGAATGCGGAAAGACAACAGAAGCAACAACAACAGGAGCAAATGGCACAAATGCAACAACTTCAACAAGTAGCTGACGCAGGTGGTAAGATAGCACCACTAGCAAAAGCATTACCTGAAGAAGCGAAAGCTTTAGCTCAAGGAGAAACAGAATAATGTTTATTTCTTTCGCTAAAGAATTTAGCAAAGCAGTTGCTAATGCCGAAGTAGAATAATGGGTGAAGCCAAAAGAAAACAAGAAGAAGTAGAAAAAATTATTGCTGCACTTAGAGTCAGCTATAAACAAACTTTTGAAACAGACGATGGTAAAAAAGTATTGTCTGATTTAGAAAAGAGATGCCACTTCTTACATACGACTAACATTAAAGGTGATAGTCATGAGAGTGCATATATGGAAGGACAACGTAGCGTACTTCTATTTATAAAACAAATGCTACAAAATGATAATGAAAAAGGAAGATAACAATGTCAGAACAAACGCAGATAACGGAGCAAACAGCTTCGCCTGTAGAAACGACACCAACGCCTACAGAAACTAAACAAGAAACAACAACACAACAACCTGTCTCTTCCACGACTGATCAGCCAAAAGTTGCAACGTCATGGAAAGAAACTATATCAGAAGAATTTAGAAATGATCCCAACATTGCTAAGTTTACTGAGATTGATGCGTTAGCTAAATCATACATTAACGCAACACGAATGATTGGAACAGATAAAGTTGCTGTGCCAAATCAAAACTCAACTGAAGATCAATGGAATGAAGTTTATGATAAACTTGGTAGACCTGAGTCTGCTGATAAATATAAACTTGAAGCTAAATCAGATGTTGTACCAATCGAAGAAACAGCAGTAAAACAATTTGCAGAGAATGCTCATGCTCTAGGTTTAAATAATAAACAAGCACAAGGCATACTAGAGTTCTATAAAAATTCTATGGAACAAACTGCAAAGCAAACTCAAATTGATGCTGAGACTGCACAAGCAGAAGCTCAACAACAATTAAGACAAGAGTGGGGTAAATCTTACGATGCTAATATTCAAAAAGCTGCATCACTTGCAAAAGCAAACATGGATGCAAAAGTTTTGGATATGCAAATGAAAGATGGCTCAAGACTTGGAGATAATCCTGAAGTGATTAAAGGTTTCGCTAAGATTGCTGATATGCTTTCTGAAGATAAAATTATATCCACAGAGAGTGAAAACGTAAATCAAGGCAGAGATTTAGAATCAGAAATATCTCAAATCATCAATGACAGAAATAATCCATATTGGAATAAAGGTCATCCTGATCATGCTAAAATGGTTCAACAAGTATTAACATTAAGAGAAATGGCAAATGCCAAGTAGTGATCATTTGAACGACCAGGAACTTAGATTAGAAATACTCCGTATCGTTAAAGAAACTGGTACGGAGTTTCAAAAAAAAGAACCCTTGCCAATTTGTGATAAATATTATAAATGGGTTAAAGGTGGGACAATTCGCAAGAACCCTACTGGCAAGAAGGAATAGACTCTAGTCTAAAAGACTTAAAATCCAAGAGATGCCTGTCAATTCTGACGGAGAACCTCTCTGATTGTTTTAACTATTAATACTAACAATAAGGGAGACATAATATGTCATCACAAGTAACAACAGCATTTGTACAGCAGTATTCTGCTAACATACAAATGTTATCTCAACAAATGGGATCGTTATTAAGAGACAAAGTTCGTCTTGAAAGTGTTGTTGGTAAGAACGCATTTTTCGATCAAGTGGGTTCTGTGACTGCCGTTAAAAGAACTAGCAGACATGGAGACACTCCACAAATCGATACTCCTCATGCAAGAAGAAGAGTATCTTTAGTGGATTACGAATTTGCTGACCTTATCGATGACCAAGACAAGGTGAGAATGTTAATCGATCCAACATCGTCTTATGCTCAAGCTGCTGCATTCGCAATGGGTAGAGCTATGGATGATGAAATCATTGAAGCTGCAACAGGAACATCATTCACTGGTGAAACTGGAAGCACATCAACTGCGTTGCCTGCAGGTCAAATCATAACTGAGGCTAGCACTGATGGTTTAACGATTGCTAAGTTAAGAGAAGCGAAAAAAATTCTTGACTTAAACAGCGTTGATCCAAGCATTCCAAGACACATCATTGTATCGCCTAAGCAGATAGATGATTTATTAGGAACAACATCTGTAACGAGTTCTGACTTCAACACAGTCAAAGCTCTAGTACAAGGTGAAGTTAATGCCTTTATGGGATTCAATTTCATCGTGTCAAACAGACTATCAATCGCTTCTTCAAAAAGAGCTTGTATCGCTTTCGCACAAGACGGAATCGCACTTGGCGTAGGCAAAGATGTAATGGCTAGAATAGACGAGAGAGCTGACAAAGGTTATGCTACTCAAGTTTACTACTGTGCGTCTTTCGGTGCTACAAGAATGGAAGAAGAGAAGGTAGTAAAAATCGAAGCACACGAAGCGTAATAGAGGAGGAAAAATATTATGGCAAACTCAATACAACAAGCATTGATTGCATCAACTCCTTCACAAAAGGTAAAAACTAACGAACTCTCAGGTAGAGTGAGAATAGCTTTTGCTGAATACGAAGCGAGTGCGGAGCAATCAACTATACATATGTTTAGCATACCAAATGGTGCGAGACTTTTATCAGGATCAGTAGCATACGATGCACTTGGTGGATCGACTACAATTTCTGTAGGTTACGCAGCACACACTAAAGCAGATGGTACAACTGAAGCAGCAGACGTAGATGAATACAAAGCTGCAGCAGCTTCTACATCAGCTGAAAGTGTAGCGGTGTTAGACACAATTGCATTAGGCAAAAACACAGTAACAGATGCTGACAAAGATGGTGTCCCAGTTACAGTTACATTAGCAGGTGCTAATGGTACTGGTACTATTCAGTTGCAAATGTTATACGTAATTGACTAATAAGTAATTTAGGTGGGGGAGCAATCCCCCATCTTTTAATTATGACAACAAGTGATTTTGATCCTAGACTTTTAGGATTATACGAAAAACCAAGAGACCTATTGCATTTTCAGTGGCAAGACGATACTAAGGTATATAGATATGCTTTAGTTGAAGTTATTTCAGAAAAAGATATAAACTCAAGAACTAAGCAAAAAAAAGATGAGTTAGGCTTAACTCAAAAAGAAATTTGGAGCAAGTATGGCATCAGTAGTAGACATCTGTAATGGAGCATTAAATCAATTAGGAGCATCAACAATATTAAGTTTAACTGAAGATTCTAAGAATGCTAGACTTTGTAATGCTAGATATACTCAAGTTAGAGATGCAGTATTTAGATCACACCCTTGGAACTGTTTACAAAAAAGAGTTCAACTAGCAGCAGATAGTGATGCACCTGCTTGGGGTTTTACTAAACAATATACTTTACCAGCAGACTGTTTAAGAGTTTTAACTATATTAGATTACGATGCAGATTATAAAATAGAAGGTAGAAAAATCTTAACAGATAATTCTACAATGAAAATTTTATATGTTTCAAGAATTGAAGATCCTAACGAATATGATGAATTATTAAGAGAAACTTTATCAGCAGCTTTAGCTGCCGACATTGCTTATGCTGTAACCTCTTCAAATCCTACAGCTTCTAATATGTACAAGTTGTTTCAAGATAAATTGAAAGATGCTAGATTTGTAGATTCAACAGAGGGTCAAAACTTAAACCCTGAAAAAGGAATGGCGGATGTTATTGGAGCTGATACGTTTATCAATTCGAGGTTCTAATACATGGCAAGAGTTGCAGTACAATTAACTAACTTCACTGGCGGTGAACTATCACCAAGATTAGATGGTCGTAATGATCTAAACAAATATTCATCAGGCTGTAAGACTTTAGAGAACATGATTGTTTATCCTCATGGTTCAGCAGCTAGAAGATCAGGCACACAGTTTGTAGCTGAAGTAAAAGATAGTGCTGCCAAAACAAGATTAATACCTTTTGAATTTTCTACAACTCAAACTTATATGCTTGAGTTTGGTAATCAGTATATTCGTTTTTATAAAGACAATGGTCAGATAATAGAATCAGATGTAACGATCTCAGGAGCAACACTAGCTAATCCAGTTGTGATTACAGCAACAGGTCATGGATATTCTAATGGTGATGAAATAT